CTATCGGGTACATGATCGTACACTACGACTATGCCGCTAACGCTTTCTGCGTTTTCTTTAAGCTCTTTACGTATTTCGTGGTAGTCCACTACGCCACACCAAATAACCTATAGCCACGTAAAAGGCTAACTAATTCTGGGTCTTGTCTGCTTATCCTAAATACGCCTGCTTCAGCACTACCGGCTGTTACGCCTAATGGGCTGCTGCGCCTCTGGTATAAACGTGCCGCTAAAATCGTGCTAGCTTGCACTATTGGATACGGTACGCTCATGCCGAAAGAATGATACGCCGTTACCTGTATAGTAGGTCTATTGCTATGAAACCGGTAAAAGCTGTTGCCATCTACACGCCTTAGTACTGTAAATGGTGCGCTGTTGCCGTCCATAATGTAACTACTACCAGCTAACGTAACGTCATAATTGCCATCGTCGCTGCTATCTAGCTTTACTACTAATCCTGATAACTGCGCTATGTCGTCTACTATTGCGTATTTGTCGCTAGTCGGCACATATGTTTTAACGCTTGTAGCACCTGGTACTGTAAAAGTACGACCACATATATTATCTATTTCTTGGTCTGCTGCGTTTAAAGCTGCTGTTATGGCTGTTTCTTCGCTTGTGCTACCACTAGGTATGCCTAGATAGCTTTTAATTGTGGCTACGCTTGAGTACGGCATTTACCCTACTTTTTTTTAGCTGCTGGTTTTTTCTTTGCTGGTGCTTTTTTTGCTTCCTTAGCTGGTTTTTGTACTCTGCTAGGTGCTTGTTTATCCCATAATTCCTGCGACATAATACGCCTTTCTTCTAATGTGTTCCCTAGTCCAGGTGTCTAGGGCTACCGAAACTAAGCCTAGACTAGGGAACGAACTATTAGAGTGTTGCTGCTAGTAATGTTCCTTGTATAACTGCTACTGCACTTGGGTTACGTCCAGCTGTCCATGCAGAATAGCCGAAACCTACCATACGAATAGTTAGCGTATTAGCGCCTACTGAATCGTATCGTACTACTGCTGGTGCATCGTTTCCGTCTGACCAGTACAGCAAGTTATCACGCCTGGTAACAATAATTCTATCTTCGTTACTGCCTGCGCCAAGATTTACCGGAATACCGGCATCTGTTACTACGTCTACGCCTGCGATGTTTCCAACTACTGCACCGTATCCGGCTGCGCTACCTACCGCTACTGGGTCGGTAGGATTGTTGCCTGCTGGGTTTACCAAAGGACGTCCGGTGGTGTCAATTCCGCCGGAGATATAAGCCCATCGTCTAGGCGCCATGATAATAACATCTGGTGGTAGGTAATGTGCTGCGTTTACTGTTCCAATAGCTTTGACTATTTGTTGGAAAGTTTCACCGGCTGTAGGCGAACCATCATCTATGTCAATGTCTCCGACACCGCTTGTATTTAGGATACCTAAGTGTGTGCCGCTTGACCCGCTACCGTTTATGCAGTCACCGTTTACGCTAGTTGCGTATGCTAGTGCTAGGTCTTGTACTACTATTTCGTCTACGCCTGTACCTCTGTCTATAGCTTGTCGTGAAATGTCGGTAAATCCACCATAGCTATTAACGTTTACTGTTAGTAGCGTATCGTCTGGTGTTGATTCGCTTAAAGCTGCATTTTCTGCCGACTGTGCCGCAACTGTTGTACCTGTCGTAATTCTTGACACATTCACAGTTAAACCGCTAGGTGGCAAGTTTAGCCTACGACTATTTTGAATAGTAGGGGAACCTGCCCTAGCCAAAGGCGTGGCGAGTGAGGTGAGGTAATTTGGAATTACCAAACCGGCAAAATTTGACGATGAAGAATCTCTGTGTTCTATGTCCATTTCTTGCATGTGTCGTTGTTGCCGTACCTGTGCTGTAGGGTCGTTTAGTACTTGCGCTTTGTACATGTCGCCGAAAAAACTATGCTCGCTTCTTTCTTCGTAGGTTAGCGGCTCG